AAGAGTCAACCACTAAAACAAAAGGTGGTTTGATTCTTAATGAAAAAAGTAGAGAAGATATAAGATATCGAAAAGCTACTATAATATCTATAGGAGAAGAAGTTGTAGGTGTTAGCGAAAATGACACAGTATATTTTGATAGAAATGCAGGGCACGGTATAGAGATTGACAATGAAAAGCTGCATGTTATAAAAAACCAAGATATAGTCGTTGTTTTATAATGCGAGTTAACGCTAAAGACATAAAAGAATTAAATTTATTAAAGCATTATCGTGTTATACGTAAATGGGCATGTAGAAATAATGAGTTAAACGACGCAGATCTTGAACTGCTTATTTATTTTGATTGTATGGATTATTTTACCAAGCACGATTTTGAAATAGGTACATACGCTTATAGCTGGGATAATAGACGATGGAATAGGTTACTAAAAGAAGGTTGGATTGTTGTGTGGAGAAAACGCAATAGAACCACCCAGAAATATCATATATACAAAGTATCCTTTAAGTGTAAACAGCTAATAAGCCGAATGTATCGAATAATGTTAGGGGAAGAAGATATTCCGACTAGCGAAAAACGAAACAGTATAATGAAAGGTAAAACGTATACAGATAAGGTTTTACAAACAGCAATAAACAACGTTAATAAAGATAAAAGCAGGTAGTTATGACAGATCCTAAAGATCCAAAGAAAAAATTTTCAAATCAATTTATGGGAAAAACTCCCTTGACAAACACAAAGCCAAAGGACCCTTTATCGTTTACGAATAACATTTTTCCTGGATCAAATTCAAAGCCTAAGAAAAAACAAAAACCTTTAATAGTTTATGATGACTTGCCTTATCCTATAGAAAAAATGGATAAATTTGGTTTAACTAAAAAGAAAATAGAGATACAAAACCAGAGAGAACAATACCTAAAGTATGATAATCTGGTAGAATATACACCAGGGAAAAAACCTAAACAAAGTGTTGACTTTGATTCACTTATAACTGACGATATTTACAAGTGGGATGATAAGAAAAAAAAGGCAAAGGTTACAAAGTCCGGTAAGGGTGAGGCGAGAGCGTTTTTAAATAGATACAACGATCCGATCACTCGTAAGAGAATGAAAAAACAGATAGGGGTTTCTGATGCAGACATAGATAATATGATTATCAAAGGATTAAAGGCTGAAAAATATGATGGCGGAAATTCCGCAGGGTCTAATGCGGATGCGTTTTCATCAGGAGGAAAAGATAAAATATTTTTCGGTAAAAAACACTTACATAATAAGGCTACGGAAACTCATGAAAGAATACATTCATCTAAGATGGATGATATAATGGGTATTGCACTACAAAAAACGTTAGGTAATGCTAATGATCAGAAAAGATTCGGAACAACAAGAGACGGAAAGGGATATGTTCCTCAAAAGACTAGAAATTACCTAAACAGACCAGGAGAGACTTACGGAAATTTTGCTGAGTTTAGGGAGGAATTAGGTATAAAGCCAGGTGAGCAGATAGATGAAAAAAGAATGAGAAAAATAATAAAAAAGAAAAAAATAAACAACAATTTTATTAATGTATATGATGACGACAAAATAGTTAAAGCATTAAATACGATAGCTAGCACAGATACTAAAAAAGATAAGTTAAAGAAATATAAATATAAATTAACCTAATAAGAATAAAAAATTATGATTGGTAAAGAAAAAAACCAAAACGAATTAAACAACATAAATACTGGTTTAACGCAGCCGCTACCAATCCCTCTTGTAAACTCTAACGTACCTAATATTGCTATGTCTGAATCTTACAACGCAGCAGCATCTACACCTGTTTTTTCCTCATCTACTCAAGAAAAAGCGTTGGGTATGTTTGGCTCTAATGATCAAAGACAGATTTCTGTGAATGGAGTTAAAGAAGATGTTAAAGAAGAAATTATATCAAAATTAGGTTCTTTGTAGAACATAGACCAACATGAACCTTTCTGATATAAAAATATACACTTTTAACAGCATTGCTTTTGCTATGAGTTTATCTGCTATAGAAACAACTTTAAAAATAGTATTACTGCTAGCTTCAATAGGCTACACCACACATAAATGGTATATAAATGTTCTTAGGGATAAAAACAATAAGTAAGCATATATCTTATAAAGAAGGTATACGTAGCTCAACGGCTAAAAGATTAGATATTGACAACGCTCCTAGTGATTATCATTTATCTAATATGGAAGTTATAGCGGAAAATATATTCGAGCCACTTAGAAAATGGGTAGGAGGCGCAATAAGAATTAATTCGTTTTTTAGAAGCACTGATTTAAACAAAGCTATAGGCGGAAGTTCTAAGTCACAACACTGTGAAGGAAGAGCTATAGATATAGACGATACTTTTGGGCACAAAACTAATGCTGAAATGTACAACTACATTAAAGAAAATTTAGATTTCGATCAAATAATATGGGAGTTTGGAGATGATGAAAATCCTGATTGGGTGCATGTATCTTATGTTTCAGAAGAATCAAATAGAAGCAGGTGCTTAAAAGCTTATAAAGAAAACGGCAAAACTAAATACAAAGTGATATGAAATCAAAAACTAAAAAAGACTCTTGTTACCACAAAGTAAAAAAATCATATAAAGTATTTCCATCAGCATACGCTAGTGGCGCTATTGCTAAATGCAGAAAAGCTAAAGGTAAAAAACGAAAGTAATGGCTGTTAGAAAAACTAAAAAAGGAGCAAGCCTTCAACGTTGGTTTAAAGAAAAGTGGACAGATGAAAAAGGTAATGTATGCGGTTCTACTAAAAACAAAAAAACCAAAAAGTGTAGACCAAGTAAAAGAGTGAGCGGTAAAACACCTAAAACTTGGAAAGAAATGTCACCTGCCGAAAAGAAAAAAGCAGTAGCTGAAAAGAAAAGAGTGGGTATGGGTAAAAAAACATCATCATTAAAACGTAAAAAATAAATATTATGCCAAAAGTAGGAAGTAAAAAATTTGCGTACACAACAAAAGGGAAAGCAGCAGCTAAAGCTTATGCAAAGAAAACAGGTAAAAAAGTAGCTGTTAAAAAAAAAGTAAATACTAAAAAACCTTGTGGTTGTAAACATTAATAGATATGGCTAAGAAACAAATAAAGAAAACAACTAAAGGCAAAGATAGAAACTTTTTATCAACAAAGGAAGGTGCTGGAATGACTAAAAAAGGTGTTGCTGCTTACCGAAAGAAAAATCCTGGTAGTAAATTAAAAACTGCCGTAACAGGTAAAGTTAAAGCTGGTAGCAAAGATGCTAAAAGAAGGAAATCATTTTGCGCACGCATGAGCGGTATGCCTGGTCCAATGAAAGATAAAAAAGGTAGACCCACTAGAAAAGCGGCTGCTCTTAAAAGATGGAGGTGCTAAGTTATGAGTTGGTTAAGTAGATTATTAGGCAGCGGAACCAAAGGTATTGGCTCATTAGCTAAAGATATACGAGAAGCTATAAAAGGTAAAGAACTTGATCCTAATAAAAAATTAGAAATAGCAGGTAAACTTGCAGAAGTTCAAACTAAAATAAACGAAGCTGAAGCCACACATAGAACTGTATTTGTTGCAGGATGGAGACCTTTTATAGGTTGGGTGTGTGGATTAGGTTTATTATACGCCGTTTTTATAGAACCTTTATTGAGGTTTGTGTTTACAGTAAACGGTTGGGAAATTGAGTTCCCACATATAGATACAACTATTACAATGCAAGTACTATTCGGAATGTTAGGATTAGTAGGAGCGAGATCATACGAAAAGAAAAACAATTTAACAAAGTAAACCTAAATTGCTTGAATTTTAGGTAATTATAAACAAATAACAATTAAATTAAATTAAATTATGTCAAAAATTAAAAAAGAAGAGTTAGAATCAATCGTATCTAAACAAAACGAAGCAAACAGTGTTATAACAAACTTAGGTTTGTTAGAAGCTAAAAAGCACGAGCTACTACATACATTCGCTCAAGTTAATGCACAGATTGAAGACATTAAGAAAGACTTAGAGGCTACTTACGGTAATGTAAATATTGATTTACAAACCGGCGAGTACACGGAGATCAAAGAAAAAGATGAGCAAGATAATTAGAAAAATAAGTATTGGCTCAGATTACAAAAATGACGCCATGCACTACGCTGTTAATCAGTCTGTGTATGGTGGTCATATTATAAAAGCTATATTGCACGACGAAGCTGATGGTTCTTACAGTATTCATATTAAAAAGAATGATGAAGTATTACCTTGGAAAAAGTTTAACTGCAACATGGCTATATCTGTTGAATACGATTTAGAGTATTAATGAATAGCTTAGGTCAATTTATTATAAAACCTTTAAATGATAGATATAATAATCAAGTAAAGGTAGGCGATAAAAATCTTATCACTAATACAAAAGTAGAAGATTGGAGATCTGTTAGCAAGGAGGCTATTGTTGTTTCAACACCTTCCGCTTTAAAAACAGATATAAGACCAGGTGACAAAGTAATAGTACATCACAACATATTTAGAAGATGGTACGACGTTAGAGGCGTAGAAAAAAACGGTTCTACATTTTTTAAAGACAATATGTACTTTGCTAATCCTGATCAAATATATATGTACCAAGTAAACGGAAAATGGCATACTAACATGCATTACTGCTTTGTTGCTCCTGTTGTAGAAACAGATGTTTTAAAGAATCAAAAAGAAAAAGAGCTTATTGGTGTGCTAAAATACAGTAACAAGTCCTTAGAAGCGCTTAAAATAACTCCAGGGGACTTAATAGGGTTTACGCCTAACTCCGAATTTGAGTTTGTTTTTGATAACAAGCGTTTATATTGTATGAAATCTAATGATATTGTAATTAAGTATGAAAATAAAGGAAACGAAAAAGAATATTATCCTAGCTGGTCAAATAGCCGTTGAAGAATTGATTAAAGTAGCTAAAGAGGCTATTGTTGATTCTGATGATGATATTTCTGCAGACAGATTAAAAAATGCTGCAGCAACAAAAAAGTTAGCTATATTTGATGCTTTTGAAATTTTACAAAGAATTCAAGAAGAAGAGGATAAAATAAACGAAAAACCTAAAGAAGAAAAAGAAGAAAAAGCTTTTAAGGGTTTTGCAGAACGTAGATCTAAATAAGATGTACAAGCAAACTTTATATAGTGTAGAAGAAAACTACATTAAGCCTCAGGTAATAAAGCGAATGAATCGCTATAAAAAGTGGGAATATGGTTACAATGCTGATTATGACGTCGTGGTTATTAGCAAAACTGGAAAAATTGGAGAAATATATAATATCCAAAATCTTAGAATCGCTTTACCAGAAGCAACAAAAAATGTACAAAAACGTTCTGCTAAGAAAGAAGAACAGTTCTGGGAGGCTTCAGAATATCCAAAAGAATTAAGTAAAATAAAAAGCGTTTTTGACTGGGAGGAGTATCCTCTTGATTTTAAAGAAAAGTGGTTTGATTACATAGACCAGCAATTTACTTATAGAGAAGAAGGGTTTTGGTTTTATAATAATGGTGAACCAACATATGTAACAGGTACGCATTATATGTACTTGCAATGGACAAAGATAGATGTAGGACACCCTGACTTTAGAGAATCGAATAGATTATTTTTTATATTTTGGGAAGCTTGTAAAGCAGATAGTAGAAGTTATGGAATGTGTTATCTTAAAAATAGACGTTCTGGTTTTTCTTTTATGTCATCATCCGAAACAGTTCACCAAGCAACTATGTCTAGCGACTCAAGATTTGGTATACTTTCTAAATCAGGTAGTGATGCGAAGAAAATGTTTACAGATAAAGTAGTACCTATTTCTATTAACTATCCGTTTTTCTTTAAACCAATACAAGACGGTATGGACCGTCCTAAAACAGAATTAGCGTATAGAGTACCTGCTAGTAAGTTAACTAGAAAAAAATTAGGTTCTAAAGATAAGTTAGAAGAAATTGTAGGATTAGATACTACGATTGACTGGAAAAATACAGGA